GTGGTGGTCGATAACCGTCACTTTCGGGTGCTTGTCTGACAGTTTGTTAATGGTTTCATAATCTGCAGAGAAATCTACAAAGTAAAGTGGCCGCTCGGATGGAAGTGCGGGCAAGGGTTCGCCATAGTTGCACGCGATGTACTCTGCAGCATCACCGAAAACCATCCAAGCTGCATACGCAGAAAGGAACCCATCATAGCACTTGGCATGGTAGAGTATTACGGGGGTTTGGCTTGTACCTTTTGGTGAGATCATCACACACGCTCCTTATATTCCAATTGGAGAATCAACTCCAGGTCGTGAATCGCTTTGAGAATATCTTCTGCACCGTCTTTACTTCTGTGTCTGCAAACGCGTTTGACAACTGAACCTTCCAGTAAGCTCAGACAGTTTCGGGTTATGAACTCGACAGGCTGAATGGCAAAGTCCTCGTAATGCTCTCCGCCAATCTGCACATCCAGTGCATCCCTGTGAGATGGGGCTGCAGGAACTCGACCTGCCAGTTGATCGAAACTCGGATTGCCAGTTCTGGCTGGCTGTTCATCGCATCCGGTTTCGGGGCACTCAGGTGTGTGCTTGTTGTCCTGTGAGGTCATGCCGCACCCCCTTCATCACCGACTTCTGGGAAGTCTTTCAGATCAGCTGCTGCATCTACGTCTTCAGCCTTTGCCACAACGACCGTAGTTTGCAGAACCAGAGGCGCGCCTTTCAGTTCGTAAATCTCGTAGCCAGATGCGTCTTGCAGACTCTGCAAGAATGTCAAAGCTTCATCGCCAGTGCATTCCCTGCGAGAGAATACAACCCTGTTTGGCTGTTGACTTTTATTCAGATTGCTAAGTGCCGGACGTGGCACGTCTACCTTTCTCAGGATTAAGTACCTGCTACTTTTCTTGATTGACATAGTTCGGTTTCCTCTTGTTATGCCAGTTGGTTGGATTTAGAGATTAGCCATAGCCATTGCTGAGACTTTGTTTGTAAATCCGTTGAGACAATCCCAGCGTTTTCCGTCGATCAGCATGGAATGCACGCGGATATCTGAAGGTCTGTGTGGCGTTTTAGATAAGTGAATCATTAGATTTTCTCTCCTGTTATACAAAGTTTACTCAGTTCGGGATCATCTCCCAGTAGGGTTTCACAAGCTTCCTTTGGCAGATCACTCCACATGGCACACTTGAAAACTCCTGCCTCACACTCAGCTTGCACACTCTCAAAGTATGCTTGCGTAGCTTCCTTGGCTTTATCAGGCACAGGATCAGATTCGCATGCCTTGACTGTTGTGCCAACGGTGAACAGAACTGCGAAAAGGCAAATGACTTCAGCAGCTGGTGATAGTTTAATTGGTTTCATCATCATCACTCCGCATACAAGTCCAATAAGCATATGCCACACCAAGTGCGCAGCCCACAACCCACAAAATTAATCCATCCTGCCAAGTCATTTCATATCCTCCGTTGGCACCTCTGCCAAATCTTCCCAGACGTCTGCCAGATCATCCACGTAGATGAAGCTCAGTCCGGCGTTAGTGTTCAACTCCTTAATCTTACCGCTGTTCAAGAAGTCTGCCAAAGCATTTTTGTAGTCCACTCGTTTCATGTCACGTGACATAACGTGCCACAGTATCGTATTCTGCACTGGCCCTTTCGCATGCTGCAAGAACTCTAGCATCTTCTGTTTGGCAGCCCCAATCGGAGACAAACCAAACTGACCAAGTGCTTCTGGCATATACTGCTCTGTGTGGTACAGCAAATCATCCGCCTGCTGCACATCTACAATCTCCACCTTCATCGATCTGCGTAACCCTGCAAGCACCATTGCCAACTTCATTAGGTGTGTGTGCCTGCGTTCACCGTAGTAAATGAATCGCGTATCTTCCAGAGGCTTGCGTTCTGACATGTAGATTTTATCCAACAATGCCGCAGCTTCTTTCGTTTCCTCCATCGCCCCAGCCATTTCGTAACTCAGCCATGCGAATGTATCTGCAATTTCCTTTGCAAGCTCAGGACATAAGTATGGTCTGGCAACTCGTTTCTCACGGGCCGGTGCATGTACAAGAACAAACCGAGACATAAAGCCTTGGCCTATAGAATCCACGGGAAGTATCTTTGCAATGTCTGCTGGAGTTGTGCCGCCAAGTATCGTCATGAGCGGATTCTCCAAACACTGTTCCGTGTTCTTCAGCTTGTACGTGTAGTCCTCACCATCCCAAACCTTGATTAGAAGTCTGGCAACTGTGGCATTTGCTTCGCCCATTATTGTGCCAAACTCTGATGCCCATGCAAATATCTGGTGCTTGTCTGGTGAGTTGATATCCATTTCGAGATTGCCTAGGTCTGCCAAAGCAGCTGCGGCATCTGCCGTATCAATCCCGTCCATCATATCCTTCTCATCTTCATCCAGAATGTCACCTTGCAAAGCGCCAATCAAGCCCTGTCTCTGGCCGCCTGTATCGTCCGGTGCAAAACGCACTTTAGTATACTTGGCAACTAGAGAACAGCTATACTTCATAGCCTGTGATTTGCGTGTTCCCGGCGGGCCGCTTAGCAGCACATACATGTTAGGGTATATGTCTCCAATGCCAAATGGCAGCCAGACGTGTCGTCCCATACAAGCAGACGCGGCTGAAATGGCTGACCATACGTGCATAATCTTTGGGGATTCTGTATGCTCCACATACTCCAAATACCTCTTAAGAAATTCATGTGAGACTTTAAGTTCATTAGCCATCTGCAGTGAAACCTTTGATGCTATCTCGCTATTTTATATTATAATGCTTTTCCAGCTTTCCACCCATCCCACCATTTGGCGTCATGTTTTTGAATGTCTGCTAAAGTAACATCGTCGTTGTATCCCATTAACCGTTTACCCCAAGCAAGCCCCACGTCAGGCTCAGTCGGTACTGTAAACGAACGTCCGTGCAGTTCGCAAACGTTATTCATTGCGTCTTGAACATCGCGTATGAGATGCAGTTTGTCGTTCGGTACTTGGCCAATAATTGAGTCGTGAACTTGGAAGAGCAACTGCACTCCCTCCTTCTCCAACTCCCTTCTATTGCCATTCCTGTCAGTAAATCCGTAGTAGATATTTGCCAAAGCTTTATTGATGTTGCCAGCAGTACCGCCTTGACCAATGAATGCAGCAAACTCTCGTTCTATCTTAGGGTCAGACAGTTTGCCAAAGTAAAGTCGAGTGCGCCCAAACGCACAGGTGTATGTATTCCCACGAGATGCAGATTCGCGCAACTTTTCAGCCAGTGCAGGCTTGAGTTGTGGATACATTTGGAAATACTTTGTGAGAAACGCACTGCATAAATGAATCAGTTTCTTATCTGACCACGTTGACGCATCGGCATAGCCAAGCTGTTCTGCCGCAGCAATTACAGGTTTGCGCGTCATGGTCATTAGCAAAGTTGGGCCAGCCATGTTGTAGTTGGCGCCGTACACAATCCGTTTGGTAATGCTTCGGACACCTGTTTGGTTATGTGTACACCAAGGCTCTTTGGCAACTCGCGCTCGTTCCAGTTCATCATACGCCATCTTGAAAAAGAATGCCGCATGGACACAGTGCGTGTCTTTGTCAGATAGCATTGTCTCTATGAAATTTAATTCTTCCATATCAAATGCAGTAAAGTACGCATCCGATTGTGCATAGTCAATGTCAAACAGCACATAGCCATCGTCCGCTTCGATCATCGGGCGCATAATGTACGGCACGTTTTGAATGTTTGTGCCAACCCAAAGGTCGTGTGCCTTACTGCCATAGCGCCCCGTCTCTGTAGCTGCAGCTGACATTTTATACATGAATCTGCCATGCAATGTCACACCGCTGCCATACTTGGACACTAACGTCTGTGGTTTTTTGGTTGCCCAAAGCTGTTCCACAAACCAGTCTACAAAAATGTTCTGCTCTTTAATCATGGTCAGAACTTTCTCATCTGTAGTTCTGCCCTTTCTGCCATATGGTTTCAGCTGGAGCACATCGTACAGAATCTCACACGTCTGTGGTGCAGAGTAGGGATTGTATTCGGGATTGTCGGCAGCCTCCAAGAGTTCTGCACGTGCTGTATTAGATTGTTCTTGCAAAGCAATCGAGAAGTACGCTTGCAGTTTAGCGTTGCACTTCGCACCACGCATGCTCATGGCAAATGCAGGGCCGAATTGCTGCATCATTTCCTGCTTATAGTTTTCTAATGCCCACGCCAATGATGGCTTCGTGAGTACCTGCGCAATGAACATCCAACAATGCAACGTGTTGTGCGTATCCAGCGCATTGTAGCGCCAGTAATTTTCAATCCCTTCGGCAGACTTGGGAATCTTTCCGCCTTTAACATCGTCTTTGGCGTCCTCTTTTCCTTCGTCTTTCCAGAACTGATATGTGTCCATGCAAATCGACGCGATAAAATCAATTCGTTTTGGCGCCTCGCACCAGATACTGTGCCATCCATGCAAGGTGTCTGCAATATAATTTGTGAGCGGCACGCGGTAAACAACAAAATAAGTACTGTCATAGCTACCATTCTGCATAACCTTGACAGCGTCTGAGGCATTGAGTTTTGCAACGAGTTTCCAGACTTCAATTTCCTCCCACTCCTCCTCCCAATGTGCGCCACCTGCTTTCTGGGGATTGATAAATGGAATGACAAGTGTGCGAACTCTGCCATCTTTGTACAGACAGGTGTAGCCAATACAGGATATATAGACAGCTGTGGTTTCGATATCAATTGACATTGTGTGAATGTCAGGTAGGTCTTTGATGAACGCATTAATGTCTTGAATTGAATGTGCCACAGTGTACGTAAACTTGGCTTCGTGTCTTTGCTTCCCATCCAGCCAGCGTTTCAGTTTCTGTATGTCAGACAGCAAAGCCCATCCGCCAGTCTTGGTGACCTTCGTCATTCGCAAATTGTTTACGACGAGAGCTGGCACAAGTTTGCCGCTGGGCAACTCACACTTGTAGATGCCGCCACGACATAATGCCAAACTATTATAATGGTCAGTAATGTATCCCAATGCTGCCGGACAATTGCAAACGATCATATCCGGTTTGTGTTTCGCAAGTTCAGTGAAGAACTCCACGTCACGGTCGGCATCATGAATCCATTTGGTCTTTGTCTTTTTGACAAGCATGCCTTTGGTCAGGCACACAAACGTGACTTGGAAAACTGGGATACCCACGCGGCGTAGATAGCCTTGCGCCATCTTGCGAAATCCTGCTGCCATGTTAGGTGGCTCAAGCCAAACTATATTCATACACTCGTGATCCTAGAAAGATTTTGCAAACTGTTTTTGGTGTGACGACTGGCTTGGACAACAGCGCTCACAGAAACTGCCACCAAACGCCACACAAAAAACAGCGGGAGTGCAAAGACCCCCGCTGGTACTACTGCCCGATACTGATTAACCTTCAGTTGGCACAGGCTTGATAGACTTGAAATCCAGGTTGGCATAGATAGTATCTGGATCATCTTTCTTGGCTTTGTTTTTAATCTTAGCCAGAAAACGGTGACCGCAGAATCCATCCAGCTGGTTGTTCAAACTGCCTTCGCCAACGAAACCGGCTTCTTGCATGATGAACTTCGCTCTGCCAATGTCTTTCTTGACGTCGCTCACGAAGATGTTTTCTTCATGTGTCTTGCCAACCATTGACTCAACGGTTTCAGATTCAGAAGCAACGGCATGGCACTCCACAACTTCCAGCGCAAAACCAACTACGGGCTTGTCTGCAATTTCGTGCAGCTTTGCATCTTTCACTTCAAAGGTGTAGTAACCTTTTGGCGTTGCTTCAAAGCCACCGGCTTCAGCTTGGATATCATCCATTTCTAATCCAGCTAAGTCTGCCAGATCAATTTCAACTTCTTGCCCGTCTAATTTAACTTCGTATGACATAGTATTTCTCCGCTATTTGCGTTTATAAAAAGGACTGTTACTTATTGAGTTTCGATTTGCCAAGGCTCAGCCCTAGCGATTTGCCGGTAGTTTCTTCAATCACGCCTCCTGTGGATTTCGGTTTGGTGGAAGGGTCTGGCAGATCGGATACAACCTTGCCTTCTCCAGAGGGTAATGGTATGCCGTATGCAGCACACACGTCTTTAAATTGCAGGTCTGCCCAGTTGTAAACTTTAGGTGGCAAACCGCGTGAGCCTCCATCCTTGTCGTTGTCTCCGTCAACATCAATTTTGAAACTTGATCCCTTGACAGAGAAGTACAGAACATCAGAAAACTTAGATGCCATTTGCATTGCGTTCGGGCCAGACGTTGATACGGGTTGGCGTCTTTGCATAACCAATTCTGCGGGTTTGCCTTTGCCTTTGTTTTCGTACTTCTCGTACACTGTGCTGTGTCCGATAACAATTACGTGGCAGGGCAGTGACTGCAACTGGTTTAGCATCCACTTTGTCATGCTGTTACCCCAGCCGTAAAATTCACGGTCTGCCTTTTCAGGATCAGTAAGGTCAATGCCATTCTCTTTTGAATAGCGCATCACGAGTGACCAGACAAGTGCAGTCCACGAATCTACAACCAGTATGTCCTCGTGATTGTAGTTTGCCAGATCAATATTAACTGTAGCGTTTTCAGGTTTCAGTTTGGCAGATGCTTTGGTGTTCTCGTTCCAAAGTAGTTTGCCATCCTTCAGCAGCTGGGTCATAGCAACTGCAAACACAGCGTCCTTTGTCTTATCTACCAAATCAATTACTTCGATCAGATGCTGTGCTGATTTGTCAATGTTCTTTAGAATCTGCCAGCCATTGTCACCGTCCAGTAAGTGAACACGGAAACCTGCTTCAGCTGCCTTTGCAGCCCACCAAGTCTTCTTCGATTTGGCAGGGCCGTATGCAAGAATGCGCAAAAGCATCTTACCGTCTGCCAATTTGTCATGTAGTTGTGCCATTTAAATCTCCAGTTAGCTTTCTATGTGCAACTCAGGCGCTTGGGAATTCTTCGTCAGGAGTTTTCGCATCCTCATATATCTCAATGATTTTGCGCATCTCTGTCAGAGTGAACCGTTGGTTCTCGTCTTTCATTTTGCCAAATGCTTGCTGAACGAACATGCTCTGCCACTCAGTAAGCTCTGGCAAGTAGTGTTCAAACAGCTCTTCAATTTTGAAGTGGATAACTTCAAACTCAGTTGCTGGTACATCTTCTCGGCGTGCCATATTTATTCCTCGTCCAGGGATGTGAAGATTTGCACAAGCTCTGCCATTTGGTTTTCAGAAATGGCGCAGACAATCCCATGCGTTTTCGCTTCTGCAAAGTTGTCCACCATATCGCCAATGAACTGCTCTTCCCAGTGGGCTTCGTGTGCTACTTCGCCGCACTCTTCAGCCAATTTCATTAAGTCATACTGCAAAGGTGTCATTGTATTCTCACCACCCCTTGGAAACGATACTTAGTGCCATGTGGCAGCTTAGGTAAATTGTGCATGTCGCAAGTCAAGTCCACACAAGGCCACAGATTTTCCATGTACTCAGGACGCAGATTGTACAGTTTGGCAACTGATTTAAAAACTTCCCTGTAAAAATACTCAGGGTCTTTGTCACCTTCGTACACAATGCCGTGATCTTCTTTGTCCTTCATCTCTGTTGCCAGAAGGTAGTAGTAAAACAAAGCGTGGGATGCACGTTCATTAGTCAGTCCGCCATTTGGGATTATATAATCCGGAAACAGTGGGAGTTGGTATTGGATTTTATCTTCTGAGATTGGCATTATCCTACAACTCCTAAATCAATTTGCACCCAAGGTTCTTCACGGTCACTGCCAGCCAGTTCTTTATTCTCTGCGCCAATCATAACTTCCAAATAGTTATAATCTCGCGAATCGCACAGGTCAAAGAAAGAGCATCTGCGGTTCCAGTTGTAACAAGCTCCGCCATTCCGAGGAAAGAAACCCAACTTGTGAAACTCTTGGATTGCCGCAATGTCTAACAGGTATCCGCGCAGCCATTCTGCAACCATTGTGCCATCTTTCATAAAGGTAGGCATCTGATCCCAAGGATCGAGCGCATTGATTTTGGTTATCCAGTAGCCAACTTCAAATCCACGCTCATAATCCAAACCAAGTAACACTTGCAGTACCAAACCATATGGCAAACACTGTTCGTGAAACGTATACTCAGTTGCGAAATCAGAATCTTTCGTAGTCGTTTTAATATCCACTACTGCATACTGGTCTGTATAACGGTTATACAGAATCAAATCTATATACCCTATGTACTTCACTGTCACCAGTGTTCCATTGCCAAAGAAATCTACTTGCAAATTGAGACTGAATGGCACTTCAACGGCGGGAACCTTTTCGCCATCTGGCTTGACAACGTATGCAATTTCCCACTCATCAAATATTTCAGACTCAATACATTTGAGGTATGTGGCAATGCAGCCTTCAAGACTGTTGGCATCCATTGCAGATTTTTGAAAGCGAATTGGATACTCAAGCACTAGGTCTAGCAGACCAGCGTTCTCGTCACGGTTCACAAAGTAGTTTTGGAAAGCAGTATGCAAAGCTTTTCCAGAGCCAGTCGCTTGCGTTTCTTCACGACGTGAACTCTTATACATTTTGCGAAACTCAAACTTGCGGGGGCACGAACGTAAACTGCCGCGCGAACTGTGCGAAATTTCTAGCGTATCGAATTCGGGAAACGGTTCGCCACGGGGCTGGCTTTCTAGTGTTTTAATTACATCCATGATTAAAATCCAAAGTCCATATCTGCCAACTCGCTTACAAGGTCTTTAATTTCAGCAGTCTTTTTCTTGCTGGTATTGCTGTTGGTTGTCTTGGAATGCAAGACCAATCCGTAGCTTTGGCGGGATGCGCGTACAATAGTTTGCACATCGTGTCCACGTATGATGTCACGCAGATGGGGGTGTTCTTCACAGTATTTCAGCACGTCATGTAAAGCGTTTTGCAATTGGACTGTGCCCATACAATTAATAATGTGCTGCATCTTGGCTGCATACAAGTCCAGAACTTCTTGTGATAGCTTGTCAGAAGCTTCAGCTTGCAGAACATACTTCTCAGATTTGTCTGCCAACTCAATCTTATTCTGAGCTTGCTTCTCTTTGGCCGCTGGTGCTTTGGCAAGTAAGCCTGTCAGTTTGCTTTCGCCCGCTGGCTTTTCTTCTGCAATCTCATCCTTGGAAGGTTCTGCACTTTGCGCTTCTTTCTTCTTCGCAAGCATAGCTGCCAAACCGCTTTTGGGTTTGTCCTCAACTGTCGGGCCTGCTTTAACTTCCGCTACAGTTTCTACTTCCGGTTTAGTTTCTGGTTTGCCAATATTTAATTTCATTCGCTTAATCTCCTTTCACCCGTTGTTAAGTTTGCAAATACTTCGTCAATGTCGCGTGATATTTTCGCATCTGGCACTGACTTTCGCAAAGTTATTTTGTACTCTTTATCATTGATCGGATAGTATGTCACGAGTTGCAATCTGAATGTGCGAACTACCATTCCACGATTGCGTATATATTTACGCATGCGGGACAGTTCTACGCTAATCCTTTGAACAAACCGTTTGGCACTATCGTCTGACTTGCACAAGAGTGTGAAAACGTAGTCCTCTGTGTCTGGAGTTTTTACAAACTCTTTGGCATGTCGTCTAGGTAGTGGCTCTGTGGGATTCATTCTTATAGTCCAGTTAAGATTTGTCTCAGTGAATTATATCAGATATATTACAACCTGTCAAGTGTTTTCTTTGTTTGGCACATGATCCGCATTCAGTTCGGGAAAGTCGTTTTGCGTCTTGTATCGTCCACGCTCAACGGCAATTACATTACACAGTGTGCGGATGTTAAACTCCCACTTGCTGGCATCGTTGCCCCATTTGGCGGCTATGATTCGGTGTTGCGTTAGCGCACCATCGCCACATCGTATATTCAAGCCCAGTTCATTTGCCACACGCAGTTGTGATTGGGTGCAAGTGTTGCAAACTACTGGGTTTTCGGCATCTGGTTTCTTGCCTGAGTATGCCACAGTGCCTCGACACTCTGTGCAAAGTACTGGGTAAATCTCGTCTACGTAATGCATTTAACCTCCTACCTTTACGTCAGTTATCTCAACTGGGTTTGGCAAACGGACTTCGTGCTTGCCCCCTTTGGATAACGCAATGAACTTCTGCATCTTCTCCTCAACGGATTTGCCTTTGATCCTTTGGTTATTCACCGCGTGAGTCAAACCCCTGTGATTACAAAGCAGTATTACACGTTGTTTGGCACGTGTGATTGCAGTATACAACCATTCGCGCGTCAGCATTTTCAAGTTGCTGGCATGGGCAACCACCACTACATTCCGATACTCAGAGCCTTGCGCCTTGTGGCAGGTGATTGCATAAGCTAGTTTGATATCCTTGTACTGACCGGCAGATGCAAAATCAACTGGCTCATCTACGTTTTGCAATTTGACTGTCATGATGTGACTTGCAGCACGCTCTCCCGGTTTGTCGTCCTCATCTATATCTTCCACATGCTCGAAAGTGAGATCGTCCAAATCAACTTTTGAAAGGTCATGTTCCGCGTTGTATGCCACCTTCTCACCTGAGAATGCAGGATTGGGTTTCAGTCCTGTCACTACACCGACCATGCCATTTGTCAAACGCTTTTGCGTATCGTTCTTGCCAAGCATTACCTTGTCGCCAACTGCAAATGCCACATGCTCATAGCCAGCTTGAATGATGTGCCGCCTGTTATGTGCCACTCCATTCTCATCCTTGTTTGGGGGATTGAAGTAGTTCACCAGTGTGGCATTCAGTTCTTCTTGCCCTATATTGCCAATGTTCTGCGGCACTATCAGAGCGTCAAGCATAGGATCGAACTGGCCTTGCAAATGCATGTGCTTAATGGCTCCCAAGATTTGCCGTCTCGCTTCGCTTGATCCGTCTGGAATCTTTTTGACAATGAACTCCATAGAAGGGTCTGACAAAGGCTTTTTACCTTCCAGTATGCGCTGAGCTTGCTGCGCAATCACGCCTGCATTTCTGTGCAAAACCTGCAATTCATACGTGGGCCATGTTAAACCTGCAAAACCAAGTATCGAATGCCCTGTCACAGGAGGTAGCTGATTGATATCGCCAAGCATGTATACACGGCAGTTTGGCTTCAGAGCATCCAACAATTCATGCCAAAGTGAGATTGGCACAGTACCTGTCTCGTCGATGATTACAACTTCAAATGGCAACTTGTTTAATTTACCATATGACGGACGGAATACCATGACTTCCCGAAATTCGTCTGTCTCTGCGTCAAACCATTCTTCATACACAGGTGAATAGCCAAGTGTTGCATGTATTGTATTTGCCAAAGGGTGATATTCCTTTGGCAGGGCACGCTTCATCTGTTGCACAGCTTTGCCCATAAACGAACAGAAACAGATTGCAGGAAAGTCTGTTTTGATACGGACGTCACCCTCACGGAATGTTGGCAAATCGTCGTGACGTAGTCTGCCAGTTGATTCCAAGATACGTGCCAATAGGTATTTCGTGGTGGTTGTCTTACCTTTACCGGCACTCCCGATTAGTACGCCATATTTTTGCTTTTGCAAACCCTCTACGGCAGCCAATTGCGAATAGTCCAGCTCGATTGCGTCGTCCATCAAGTCAGTTGGCAACTCTACTTCATCATCATATTCCACTTCTGACACTGTAGCTGTGCTTTTGTCTTGGGTTTTCTCAACCTTATTGGCAGCTGATGATAATACCTTCTTTGTAAGACCAGTACCCCACAGCAAATCACGTTTAGATGTTTCCCCAGTCGAAGTTGCTGAGGGTTTCTGCAATGGTTTGGGGTTCGCTTTCTTCTTGCCCATTAGCAGGTTCAGTTTCGAAGGTTTGGCAATAGGTTCTGCATCCGACTTCACGTCTTGCTTGCTGCTCGTGGTATCTGAGGACGTAGAAACAGGATGCGATTCGGGCTTTTTTGCAGCGGACATGCGCGGCTGCTCCTTCTCGTTTGGCAAACGAATTTCCTTGTGCTCCAGCGTTTCTTTGTCAAATGCTGTTGCATACGTTTCCGTTTCCTGCGGCTGGTTTGCCTTCAACCGTTTGGCAAAATTGATTCCGCCTTTTGGTTTATCAGGTTCAGCCTGTGTGGGTGGTTCTGCAACTGGCTGTTTGCTTGGGGGTTTAAAATTAAATTTCATGACTCTAAAGCCTCGTATATGTATTTAATATCGTTATCAACTTCCACCAGTACGCCGTTTCGCACAGCGAAGTAAACTGATGAATAGCCTTTATAAGTTTCCAGCGGGCATTTGTACAATCTGCCAATGTATATGCCAACTTTGGGCACACCCATGCCAATTAGTCTGCCAAGTGTTTTATAAGTGTTGGTTGTTT